CTGGGAGGTGCCGAGACGTTGGGTTTTGGTGCCATCCGGTATCCGCTGTTCATGAACCGGTGGACTTCCTGCCACATCACGGCTTTCATTCGTGGATGACAGGTGGCGAGCGATCGACGCCAGAATGGCCTCGGCTCCATCTTTCTCGTACCGTATTCGAGATATCGCCAGTACGGAGCCTCTTCGTTGTCGATATACAGTGCTGACGCATCGCCCGTATTGGAGTGCAAGATCTTGATGGCGTTCTGGAGATCTCCTGTTCGTTTGAACGGATAATCCCACGGATCGGATGGTGTGCCTTCCCAGAATTCGTTCAGTTGTTCACGGATGTACTGCTGCATCTGCTCAGCAACAGCCTGGATGCCGCTCATGAACGCTTGCTTGACAACTTCTTCGTACTTATCGAGTGCCCCCGAAGGAAAGTCGAAGAAGCTGACTGCCTCTCTATCGTGGCGACTCACCCGATGGTACGAGCGAAGATTCATGACAGGATCTGTGCCTCGACAATGGTGAACCAGCCGACAAGATCAGGATCAAACGCACCCGTCACCGAGTAGTAAGTCGTTCCGATGACGATACGATCCCCTTCGCGGAGATCGTCGATCGGAGGAACGAAATGGATACGATGCGATACGGACATGCCGAGACGCTTGAAGTCAGCGACTCGCTCGGCTTTGTGTGGAGAGATCCGACAGGGTGCGGAGAGATGAATCTTCGTCCAGGCGTCGGTCTTGAATCCAGAAGGACCGCGAGTCTGAGGGATATTCCGCTCAATGTCTGCGACCGCATTCATCAAGGAAACGAGTGGCATCAGTATTCACCTGTCGCTCGGAAGTCGCGATACATGAAGAGAAGTTCTTGTGCCGCTCGCGGGATTGCGTGACGCGACGACGGATCGATCTCGTATTCGTAATCGAACAGCTTCTCACGCTTGTAGACGTTTGACGCAAGCAGCGACTGGTACATCGACTGAACCGTCATGACGACAGCCTGTTGCACGCCATACGGAATGGGGTCGAAGCCAGCCGTGTAGACCACGCGATAGGAGTTGAAACCTGCCGTTGCCGTCGTGCTGTCGGGCCAGAGCACCGAGACATCGCCGTAAGGACTGAGTGGCCAGAACGCCGTGGAGGGAATCCGGACTTCGCCGGTCCCTTGATTGATCGAAAAGTCGAGAATGTCTTGTGAGTAGACGCGAAACTTCGCATCGTTACCCAGGGCACCGATCGTCCCTTGAACCGGGCGAATCTCTGTGCAACTCCAGGGAGCGAAGCGAGCGGGAACGGTTGCTGACCATCCGCCACCCGTCCCATTGATTGCGGCGGCAAGACCGGTGAGGGTCGTGTAGGTGGCGAACGAAAAGGTGTTCTGGATCGTGCCAGATGATGTGTATCGTGTCAGGACGAGGTCGGTCGGATTCGATTCCGTTCCGCCTGTTCCTGTATTGATGATTGCGGCGTTAGCTCGCCAGTTTGTCGTGCTGTCGCTATTCGTGACAGTGAATGCGGTTTGCAGTCCACCCGACAACCGCTCGATCGACGCAACCGGAAACTTTCTCAGGATCAGGACTCCCGACCCATCACCTGTATAGAGTTCGTCAAACGAAGCCTTGGCGAACTGGCGATTGCACCATCGCTCGACAAGCTCGGAAGCAGCCGAGATGATGGCAGGAACCTGAGACTGCTGGATCGGGCTGAGACCCGGAAGACCAGTCAGACCAAGTTCGAGAGAGATGAGGTCGGCCATAAAACAAAAAGGGGGCTTTCGCCCCCTCTCCGATCAAGATTAGTAAACCTTGATTTCGTCCACGACAGCGAGATTTCCAGCCGATGCGGGCTGGTAGTTAGCGACGGCACCGAGAGCAACGACTGAACACAGACTTGCGGCTGTGCCGGTAATCAGTTCGCCCTTGATGTAGATATATCCAAGGTTGAGTGCGGCAACCTTTTCGGCTCGCACTTCCATCAGGACGATCTTGTTGTCGTCGGTTCCAGCCTTGGTCAACTGGGTGATTGCGGCGTTGGTCGCATCGAGTGCGACATAAGAGCCACCCGAGGTCGCACATCCCTTGACCGAAAAGTCAACGGTTGCCGAAGCTCCAAGAGCACCAGCCTGGATGATGAACAGCACTCGCCTGTACTTCGACAGGTCAATCGCGTCCGTCAGCGTTGTGGTTTGGGTGCTCGCCGGAACGATCTTTCCGACCACCGCGAGATTCTGACTGACATTGTGTGTGTAAGGCATCAATATTCCTTGAGAGAATGGTGTGCGGAGCGTGCTACCACGCTCCGCGACAGTGTCAAGTGATTAGACGAGCTTGACGAACGGCGAAACCGTTGTCGAGGCGTCGGAGTAGGTGATGTACGAGTCAAGCCAGGGCTTGCCGTCGACTCGCTTGACGAACCGCCATGCCATCTGGTTGGTCAAGAAGAGGGCGTGCTCGGAAGCAGCCACTTCGATCGTTCCACGGTCGCCAACGAGGTAGTAGCTCAGGTCGGCCAGGACCACGTCACCAGTTCCGCCGAGGACCGGCGACTTCTCGGTGAAGTAGATCGGGCGTCCAAGCAGGCTCATCGGCATGGACTGGGTGATCGTTCCGCCCGCACCCATCGAAGCCGAGACGTTCGGCAGGTACACAACGCGGTTGCTCGCGTCCGAAAGCTGGATCAGCTTCGGAATCAAGCTCTGGCTCATGATCCAGACAGCCTTGTTCTGGCTCGCCGGGAGCAGCTTCGACCACATATTCGCGGCGTCAGCAAGTGCGAATGTCGTGCTTGCGGCACCACCGGCACGAGTCACCGAGATTGTTGCAGCGGAGTTGATGATACCCTTCGGCTTGCCAACACCGTCACCCTGGAGGAACGCTCGCTCCTCGGTCCAGTTGATGACCTTGCCGAACATCGTGGTCAGAAGCTGGTCGAGAGCGATACCGCTGTCGGCGAGCAGGGTCTTCGAGACCGGGACGTAGCCACTCAACTCGTGAGCAACCAGTTCGATCTGCTTGAAGGTCGGCTCGGTTTCAGGGCGGCTTCCCGCTTCATCAACCCACTTGGCCTGCATCCCGCCGAAGAACGGGCTGACACCCGAACTCTGGACAGTCGTCTGGTCAAGGGCAGGAATCTGAAGGGTTCGCGAACCCATCGTGATATTGGTCGACAGGGCACGAATGAACCCTTCTTCGCTTTCAACCGAGAGCAGCCGGTTCAAGAATTCAGGCGGCACGGTGTAACCACCGGTTGTACCCGAACCTTCAGCCAGAGCAGCCTTGGCACCATAAGCCTTGAAGAGACGATCTTCGTTGCGGCTGTAGACGTTGACGAGGAAGTCACCGAGGGACTTGGTCCGATCGGCTTCCTGCTCAAGAGCCTCGATGCGGGGCCGCTTGACGTTCTGCGACACGACTTCAAGAGCCTTGTCGACAGACTTTGTGATTGCTTCGCCGACCAGGCCAGCCATCGAAGCTGTTGCCTTGGCGATGATGTCGCTTTCAGGGTTGACATCGACAGCCTTTGCAAAACCGGTGTCAACCAGAGACTTTCCATCAGCCTCCGAAAGTTCCACCTGTTCGCCTGCCGGATGTCCAGCCCAACTCTTTACCAATTCAAACCAGGCCATTTAATTCATGTCCTTTAGTGACGAGAGAGAATACGACTCGGCGATCCTCTGGCTCGTCCCGACTGCACGCCTATGGCACCTTGCGGTGTTGGGCGGCTCCGTGGGACTGACCTGGATGCTCGTGACGAAAAACATTGTCTGCACATGCAGACTTACTGATTTCAGACGCGACCGCGATGGCGATCGATCTGTTCCTGAGCGATCTCTTTGGCCTTGGAAGCGAGGCTTTCAGGCGAGAGATTCTCAAGCTGTCGTTTCACCGACTGCTCGATCGAAGACCGAGTCCGGTGTGCGGGAATGACCGGCTCAACGGGAGCGGGTTCGGTTTCCCATGACTTTGCGTGACTTGTGAGGTGTTCGCGAACCTGATCGCGATACGCCTTGGGGATGGGTGATTCGCTGGAGTCGAGCAGCTTCAGGCTGGCTTCGACCGCTTCTCGTGAGACCGTCAGGACGCCATCAACCAGATCGTGGTGAGGCAGCTTGTAGGCAGACGGTGATGTTTTGTGTGCCGGATCGTACCAGGCAAATGCCGATGCGTAGATCTCAAAGTCGATCGACTTGGTATCGCCAGTTCCATCCTCAGAAGCAGCAGACTTGAGCCGCTTAACCGAAGACTTGACATCCCATGCCGACTTGGTGAATTCGCCATCAGCGAACGGGACGACGCCCGTTTCCTTGACTTCAACAACAGGCTCTGCGACCGGTTCAGGAGTGAGCTTTGCTTCGATCCGTTTGAGGATTGCGTCCACGATCGAGTCGATCACAACCTCGGTGGTCTTCTCGGCGACCGGCTCGACAACCGGCTCAACGATGTCTTCAGCGACCGCTTCCTTGACTTCAACCGTTTCCACCTCTTTGGTGTCAACTTCGGTCAGATCGGCTGCGGGTTCCAGTTCTTTGACTTCAGAGCCGTGGTCTTCCGCTGGCGGTTCAGACCATCGGTCGGTGTCGATTGGTACATTCAATGCGAGGTATTCCTTGTCGATCGCCTTACGGAGATCTTCAGGAATCATCAGACCCTTCGAGACCTCGCGAGCAAGTGCTTCGGGATTGGAGGGGACAGGAACGGCTGAGTATTCGAGCAAGCTTGACTTGCGGATGATGGCTCGGCACTTCTCAAGATCAGGGTTTCCTTCGATGTCCTTGGCAGTCGGAACCGACCAGTCCAGAACCATGAATCCGATCGAGAATGCGTTGAGATGACCTTCCTGATAGAGCCGGAAGACCGTTTCGCCCATTGGCGTCTTGTTAAACTGTGTCTTCGCGACAATCTCTTTGCCGCCACTTGCAAGCTTGAGCCACATGCAGCGACCGATCGGGGGCTGACGGTAGTCGTGTGCCCAGAGTACGACCGGATTTTTGAGGTAGTGGCTGCGGTCAATTCCGCGAGGCAGAACGATCTCACAGTCACGATCGATTGCGTCCGTGGTGATTGCGGCGACGACAGACCGTTCACCTTCTTTCACCTCGGTTTCGGCCTTGTAGACCATTGTCTTACGATAGGGTTTGCCTGCCGTATCGACGATTGTCTGGTCGGGCATAATCAGGTCGGTACTCAATTCACTATCCTTTTATATGATCGGTGCAAAGCGATCGATTCCAAGTGCGATGAGCCGTGACTGGCTCTTTTGGTAATCCAGCTTGAGAGCAAAGGACCAAAGCAGTCCCGAGCGAAACCATTGAAAAGCGTTCAGGCCAAGCTCCGTGGCGTCGAACACAATCTTTGCGATCAGTGCCGTTCCGTCCGAGGAAAGAACGATTGAGTCGCATGAGCCGACTCGTGGTGCCGTCAGATTCACGCCTCGTGTCACGATTGGGTTGCGTTGAAACTGGGACAGCGAGACAGACTTCGGCTCGATGACCTTGCCGTCGAGCAAAATCTCTTTCTGAAGAACTTTTGCAGAGATGAGCAACCTGTCGTTGACAATCACAAGTGAGCCATCACTCGTTGCGAGCGTTACTTCCGGCATTTGCGGGACTCGGTTTGGGTGGGTTGCGTGTCTGTTCGGTGCTGGCCTTCATGCTGTCGATCGATGCTTTCGCCTGTTCGATCGCGAGGCTGATCGGGATGAACCCGGTCTGAACCATTGGCTCGTCGCCCCACTTCTGCGGCGGAAGGTTGTCCTTCGCCCGCTCCTCGTTGATCGTCGTTACACCCGTTTGAATGTTCACCCGTCTGAGTTCCCGTTTTGCGGTCTCATCCTCTCGAACCGGGTTGTCGAACGCCACAAAGATTCGTTCGTCGTACATCGGACACAGGCGTTCGTTGATCTTTTCCTCGAACCGTCTGCATCGAGGCAGAACCGCACCCTTGGCATGCTGGTATTCCGCAGCCTCGGCGTTTGCTCGGTTGACATCCTCAGTCCGAAGCAACGCGATCGGGATGCCGAATGCGTTGGCCAACTCTTCCTTCGATACCTTGCGGATCTCAAGGGCAGCCAGGTCGGACGGAGGGAACACCAGAGCCTTGTAATCAAGCCCCGACTCACCCACGATCACGCCACCACTGCCACCACCGCGAAACTTTTGCTTGATCTTATTTTCAAGTCGTGCTGCTTCATTCGGGCCGATCGTATCTCTCGGAGAGATCAACATATCTGGTCGTGCCCTGTTGTCGAGCACAGCCTCTTCGTAAGCCAGCAACTTGTCGGAGACATTGGACTGCTCAAACGCGGCTCGAAGTGGCGAGTAACCCAGAAGGTAAGGGTCACTCAGACCCATGCTCTTGAAGTGGATGATTTCTTCGGGAAGATAAAAGCTGCGATCGGTTCCCGCTGTGTACTCGTAGTGGTCAACCACCTTGCCGTTAGAACGGTCAGGAATGACTGTGACACGATGAGCTTCAAGTGGCCAGATCTCGACAGGCTTTCCGTCTTCGCCCTCTCGCGACACAAACCAGTATGCGTTTCCATCAACTTCCTGAGAGGCTGTCGTCCACTCGAACAGGTCGAACCGGTTCATGAACGGATTGACTCTTGACAGCAAGTCAGAGATCGGATGATTCAGAAGCTCACGAACCTCGGCACCGGCGATCTTGTTGCTGATCCCAGGAATCGACTTGAGTCGTTCAAGCGTGTCTCCAGAGACAGCCTGATGCTCCCAGAAGCGGGGTGACTTCTGTCCCCTGCGAGTCAGGACATAGGGCCGACACGGGACGCTCGCAACAGCCAGTGAGTTGATTTGAACGCAGGCATACGCGAGATTCTTGTAGCTCGTGAGCAGGTCGATCTTCGTCGGAGACCTTCGCGACCGGTAGGCGTCGAGAAAGCCCATCGAGATCATGCCGCCCCCTACACCTCCAGGAGCGGCTTTTCGTTTTAGCGTGCTGTAGAATCCCATTTGCCTTCATTCAGAAATCTGGTGTAAGATTGAGCGAATCGGCTCCCCAGAATGCGTCGTTATCAATGCGATTCCATTTTTTGAAATCTTCATCGCTTGCCCACGCTCGACCTTCGCCGTGCTGTTTGCGAAACTCAGCTTCTTCCTTGAACATGCCAGTCGATGGCTTCCATTTCGGGAGAAGTTCCAAAGGCTTGTTCTTGGCGAGTTCAGAAGCCCTGGTCGTCAACGCCTCGACGCTTGGCATTTCGAGACCATACATCTTAGAAATACCAGCACATAAGTATTTGAGACTGTCGAGTGAATGGTCATACTTCTTGATCGGTTCCTCGCGAACACCGCGATCAGGATCGGACACTTCGCTGGGGTCGATGTCGCGATCGTCTCGGTAGCGATAAAGAAGCGATTCGTCGATCAAAGCTTTGCAGTCTTCGGAGACTCTGAGCTTCCCTTGGCGAATTCTCGATGTGACGATGTCGATTCCTGAAAGCCTGGCGTTCGGAGCTTTGCGGACGATGAAGTCTCTGTGCCTCATCTGCTGGATCAACTCGGGTTGTGCCGGGTCGGCAAACCAGATGATGTTGTTGTCCTGCGGGATGTGGTCCATGTGCTCCTGAACGGTCTGACCGCGAATGTATCGCTCATACCAGATCCAGAGGACGTTATCCTCGTCGAGCGTTCCGCACAGAAAGCAGGCTGGCCCTGTAAATCCCCAGTCGATTCCGCCAAAGACCTGTCCCCTGGGAGGTGCGAACTTCGGAACAACGCAACCTTCGGGGTAATTCTTGGCCAACGTCGGATAGACAAGTCCGGATCGCCGAACATCCCAGTCGCCTTCAAGAAGCTGTGCCTGCGTAACAGGGTCAAGCTGATTGAGTGACCTGACGTACTCTTCTTTGTTGATATAAGGGTTATCGTCGATCTTGGCACGGACGAAAACACGGTCAGGGCTGGATGATGTGTCGACAAACCGCTTCTTTACCCATTCGCCACCAACACCACCTGGATTGGTTGCACACCGCATTCGCAGTGGAACGGGAATGTCTTTTGTTTTGCGGAGACGCGAGAATAAATACTCGTATGAGTATTTATCGAACTGTGTTAATTCGTCGAAGCCGCAATTCCTGTTGACAAGACCAATTTGTGTGATATAATGGCTGGAGGTTCCAACTCTTATATCGTAAACATTCTTTTCGCCAACAGGAGTCTCAGCAAATGTCCGAAGGTCTCCGCAGAGATCAGAACGCCGTATTTCCTTCGTATAAGGGTGGGCGTACTCTAATGGATGGGTTCGGTTATATTGTGGAGCACAGTCCAGATCATCCATTTCGGAATCAGTATGGCTTCGTTCGACAACATAGACTCGTAATGGAAGCGTCGGTTGGGCGATACCTTGATCCGGAAGAAGTCGTCCATCATAAAAACCGGAGCAAGACCGACAACCGGATTGAAAACCTTCAGTTGATGAGCCGGTCTGACCACACAAGACTTCATTGTTTGGAGTCAGACCAGTATCCTTTTGGAACAAAGGCTGACATTGACGAGGCGTCTGTTCGTGAAGCTCTTGATGGGCGGAAGACTTCTGAGGCTGCTGACCTTCTCGGCGTGCATCATCAGACTTTAAGAAATCGGTTTGATCACTTGCTCGAAAAACGTCGTTCGCCGCACCGCGATCTTGATGATCCAGAGATTCTTGAGAAGGTCCGAGTTGCCGCTGCCGATCCAACTGTTGACCACAAGACTTTTGCGAAAGAGTCCGGGATTGCTTTTCAGACGACAAAACAGATTCTTGAGCGACACAACATTGTGTGGGTGAAGAAGTCGCGGAAGGGTGAGAAGCATCGCACTTATCGGCGTAAGAAATCCAACCCTGATCAGTAAGGATCGAATGATCGAACGAGTGTGTCTGGCTCGCCTCGACTGATCCGTCTTTCGATAGGATATCAAGCCTGACGCACTCCGCTTTCCTTACTGGAAATTCGCGAGTGACAGCCTGTGGTCCGTTCAGCGTCTGGACGATATCGCCAACTCGAATTTCCTCGATGTTCTTGTACTCTCCAGACCCCATCAGGACCGGCGTGCCTTCTGCAACACAGAACTGATACTCAGAACCCTGATAGCGATATCTATCATTTGGATTGTCGAGGTATCCAAAGGTCAGGGTTGCGCCCGAGGGGAATCGGAACGTCTTGTCTTTGTCGTACCACTTTGCGTCCGTGTTCATCAGCCATGTTTTGGCACGATCCATGATCGCGTTTGGCAGATTCAGGTCGGCATACGACTTACGCAGGATGAGTGCTGAATATCCAGGCACATCAACATACTGCAATGCACACATCAAGATAGCACTCGTCTTGCCTGGCGATGCGGCACCCCCGAAAAGTGCTTCAAAATGAGGCACGAGCATGAACGCTGCCTGTTTTGGCGTCGGCGTCTGCTTGATATACTTTGTCATCTTCGGCTTGAGGCTTTCGGCAAGGGCCGGATTCGCCTGCACAACCGATTTCCAATCAGTTTTATTCGACAATTTCAACGTCTATGATGTTGGATTCGATGGACTTCTGAGGGATGACACCAGCGTCAGCCAGGATACTGAGGATTTGTGCCGCCTGATCTGGAGTGTGCTGCGGTGTGTTGTCTTCAGAGTTATCAAGCTGGATCGTCAGCTTCTCGGATTTCTCGTGAACACCCATTGCGAGCCGTTCCCACTTGATCGCTTCGCCAAGCAGTCGGACGACATCACCGGCACTCAACTCGTCTGGGTTGACGTTTCGCAACTTCGCCAGACCTTTTTCCATCGCCAGTCTCGCGATGTCGGCGTGTCTCCGGTTCATCCGGACGATTTCGCGGACCTGTTCGTCCAACGCTCGCCTGTCAAGCTCCCTGTCGTATGCCTTGGCCCGCTCGACCCACCTGAACTCGGATGCCCATTTTGCGATCTGACCAACGATCTTGTTCTTGCGAGCACCTTCACGCGGCGGAAACACGATCATCGACGTGTCGCCGATGCTTCGCTCAAGTCCCATGTCGCGATAGACCCGGAACGCGGCGAATGCCTTTGCTGGCTCGTCGAGTTGCTGATCCCACGGCTTGATATTCATTTGTCGATCGGAACCCACGCTCGGCCATACCGGTACTTGCCGAGGTCGCGAGCACTAAAAAGGTTTTCCTGGAGCAGCGTGTCGATTTCGAGTCGGCTGGCACCAATCTCTGTCGCGACCTGTTCGGGGTCGTATCCATACTGATTGACGAGTGTCTGGACAAGCGTAGACATGCGGACGGCAACGTGCGTACCTTTGGCCCGGTTCATCCTGACCGTCATGAGCATCGCTTCATCATCCGGCACATCCAGGATGGCACACGGGACGATTCCGCCGTCGCGAGCCTTGATTTCCCGGCTGTCGAGCGACAACCTCCAGCGATGGAAGCCGTCGATCACGATCAGAGATTTGTTGACCAGAATCGGCTGAACCCAGCCCAGACGGATGATCGACAGTTCGAGCAGCCTCAGTTCGTCCATCAGGACGGCGTTGGGATTCCAGGCGTTGCCCTTCAGGGTGTCGGAGCGAAGCCAGGTCACGTTGTCGATCGGATGCGTCATGTCTTTCTCAGCGGCAGCGGTAGACGCTTGATCGTCCCGCCCACAAAGTATCTCAGCAGATGTTTGATCGGGTAGGCGTCGGGGTTGCGTGCGTGGAGCGAGCAGACTTCTTTCCAGCGGCTGATCGCGAGGTCATACTGGTCGGGATCTTCGTAGTTGTCCTCGATGTAGGCCAGCAAGCCTTCGAGCGTCTGACCGTACCGTTCTCTCATTGCTTTACGATCGAGTTGTCGGTAATAGCGATCCTGTGTCGCGGCTTCCGGAAACACCTTGAGGATGCGGTCGTAAAAGGCGGGGTCGATCTGCCTGAGCTTGCCGATGCGTTTGGCCTGTTCGGAGTGCAGTGGAGTCGAAACCCTCAGAGAACATCCCGAGTAGAACTGAGCGTCGTACCATTTGCAGTACGGAATGTTCTGTTCATGAATGAACTTCAGGACATCATTCTCCGACCAGTCGTAGATCGGCTTGCCAAGCTTGACGTTCGGCGTATCCTTGACCGCTGCAATGTGTGGGTCGCTGAGCTTGTTCAGGACCGAGCGAAGCCGCATCAGGCTCTCGTCTGCCCTCACTCCTGTGAGAAATGCAACCGAGCCTCGGAAACTCTGTGAGATGAAGGCGTCTGCCGTGTACTGGCTGAAGACTCGTTCGTCACCCGGAGGAAGCGTGATGGCCCATTCGGGAACATCTCGCACATGAGGACGATTGCGGTCCCACTGAATGTACGGGTAGGTTCGGCCCAGAATGTACTTGTGACTTTCGAGCGGGATGGCGTACCAGCGAAGATCAATCCAGTCGAGTTCACGATAGGATGCGACGTGATCAACCACAGCGTCAGGGATCAACTCTTCGTCGCGAAAAATGACCGGAACCTTGGCGATCCCTCTTCGCTCTGCTTCTTCCTTGACCAGATGGAGAACGACTGACGAATCTTTCCCGCCACTGAAGCAGACTGCGACATGATCAAAGATATCGAAGATGTGAGCGACTCGTTCACGAGCGGCTGTCAGCACATCGGTGTCCAGATAGTGCCTGGTCCTCACTTCCGCAAGCCTCTTATCGCCGGTGCGATCACGATGATCCAGATGCAGAGTAGGGTTGCGGTCACAGCGATGACTTCAATCATGTCGCCTCGTTGACGAATGTCGTCAGCCGATCGCCGATCGTTTCACCCTCGACGTTGGTCTTGAGCCATTTCAGAAAGTTGTACCAGTTGTCCAGTTGCTCTCGGTCGTCAAAGATCAGGGTATACTGATGGACGACTCCCGGCTCGCGAAACTCTGTCGAAGGATCGGCGTAAGAGTCGGTCGCTGTGGACTTGTGACTCCGTCTCGCTTCCTTCAGCGACTTTTCTGCCCGTTCGCCCGACCCCTTGATGCTGGCCAGCAGTTCGTCGACCGACTGGCTTTCCGACTTGATTGAGGCGATCAGGCTGTCGAGCTTGTCACTGTCACACCCGGCCATTCCGGCAAGCGGGTCAATGGTCGCGAGCAGCAAATCGGCTTCTTCCTCGTTGACATCAAGCACAAGAACCGGTATGATGTCAATCAGGTCGCCTCGCAGGTGTCCGTCGATCAGTTCGAGCGAGCCGTCGTCAAGCTGGCGAGCCAACGCTGCGTCGGCCACACCAACACTTTGCAGGATGCTCTTGAGACCTTCACGTTGTCCCGAGGGGTGGGTTCGCCAATTCTTTGGATTTCGTCTCAGGCTAGAGGCCGGAACCCGGCGAAGCTCAACGATGCGGTCCCGAAAGTTCATCTGTTTCTGCCTGGTGATGCTTGAGAGTTTCGGTTATATGCCTTGCCAGATCCGCCTGATCGCTACGGATTGCAGCCAGGGATTCGTCATAGCTTCGTGTGAGCGTTTCGATGGATTGCTGGAATGCAGCGGCACTCGCGGCCTTGACTTCAATAATCTCTCGCTTGTGTTCTTCAAGCCGAGCTTCAAGTCGAGATTCGAGTGATTTGTTTCGGACATCGTGATAAGTTCGGTAGGCGTTGATCAGGACACCAAAGATTGTTGCGACGAACGTGACGATACCGACCCAGACGGTGTCGGTTGCGATTGCGTAGAACGTGCCTCCAAAAGCAGCGATCGTTCCGGTTGCATTCGCAGTGCTGGCGAATCCTTCATCGATATTCAGGTGCATAACGGTCTCTTTATAAAGTGCGAGTGCCGCGATCGTCCACGGCACCTTGATTTCGGATCATGTCCGAATCAATTCGCAGGAGTGTCGGGTTCTGTCTTGCCATTGGTCCAGAGATGCCGGAACTGCACGACAAGGGCGACGAGTGCCGTCACCAGCCCGCTGTACAAACCAAAAGAGGTGCTGTTATCACCCACCCATGCCAGAACCTTGTCAATCGTCACCCCCGAAGAGATGAGCGTGAACAGGGTCAGAGCAATTTTTGTGAGATCGACGCCATTGAGCGACTTGGCAACCGAATCCGGCAGGAAGCCGTAGGGGTCGCTCAGAACCTTTTTGATGAATTCTTTGAAGCTGTCCATTTAGATTTTCCATCGGTCGCTGTCGACCGGTTCGAGAGAGTCTGGCTTTTGTGCGGAACCATTAAGTGCGAGCGGAGTGACGTGCATCTGCACGGCTTGACTCATCTCGCTAAGCTGGGTTTGCGAGGCTTCGAGAATCAGTTCGGCCCAGCGGTAGACTTCAGGAGACAGGAGCTTTTGAAGAGAAGGAAGTGCCATTGCCAGAAGCGTTGCGATTGCAGGACCATAACGACCAAGCAGCGTTTCGATCACCAGCCGAATGACCAGTGGAAGCAGTGTGCTCATCACCCAGGGCCACGCCATTCGGAGCGGCAGTCTGAGTGCCCACGGTGCTCCCGTGATGATCGACTCTTTCGATTCATTTAGAACAGGATTGGTCAGCGATTGAACATTCTGAACCAGTGAGGTGACAGGTGTGTTACTTGGCACGATAGCACGGCATTCCCGGTTGGCAGGCCGAGCCGACCGCTACAGGATCGTTGGCCTGAATCCAGCTTTGAAGAAACTGATAATCTGTGTGTTGCCAGGTTGTGCCGCTGCCACCTCGCATTTGGTAGCTTTTGGGCTGCTCCGGTGGATCGAGCCTGCGAATCGGAGGATCGGCGTCAATCACCTTGGGCGGCTTTGCGTTCTGCGAACACCTTGCCGAATGCTTGCCATCGCGGCAGGTGCAGGGGTCGCAATCTTTGCAGAAGCACGCGGTTGTCGGTGCTGGCTTGGTGTCTCGCCTGGACGCTCCCGGAATCGGGTCACGCAGGAACACCTGATTCCAGTCGATCAGAAAGACAAGAAGAAAAGTCATCATAGGACGGAAGCCCAGGGAAGTGGTTTGGTTTTGAATCCATTGAGTCCAGAAACTGTCACAAGTTCCGAGTTGCCGTAACCAATGACTTCGCGAAGCATGTCGTCTCGAACCCAGAAACTGTAGACCTTGGAGGGATCTTCAGGCGAGTGAGCGACGTAACCGGGGATCGACTGAGCGATGTCCTTGGGGACAGGGTCGTAGATGGCTCCGTGGCTATTTTCGATCTGCCACCAGAGTTTGCCGCCCCAGTTAGAGTGGTA